GGGGGGGCCCCTCCCTCCTTCTCCCCCAGCTGGAACACATGAACGATGTAGGTTTCATGTGTTGTCCGACTAATTCGGATATGATTACGTAAGCATGAAACGCTTACGTAAGCATAGTCTTAGCTTATGTAAGCGAAATACTATGACGTTTAGTATAAAAGAAAGACATTCCCCCCGTTAAAATTTCAAAAATGTTAACTGAATCTGAAATGTCTACCTTTCTCGATATGGATAATAATCCTTTTATTGATTGGTCCAACCGTGGAGTTGAACAGAAGCCAAATACTTGGGAAGCTGATGATATTGCCTGTGCTAAAGTCTACGCTAAGATTAGAAGAGAGATTGGGAAGTTGGAATTCAAACTTGCTCATCCTCCATTAATGTACAGTAATGAACAACGATTAGCTTGGAGTAATAGACTACACGCAGAAATTCAATATTGGACTAGTAGATTGTCTGATGCTTTTTATAATTAATATATTAAGTCAACGCGGCACCAACTTGTTCAGTAAGAGATTCAGTAAATTGCTCAATAGTAGCAACATTTCCACCTTGATAGATAGTACCCTTACCAACATAAGATGTATTAAATCGAGCATTAGGAGCTCTCATTACAGCCAATTTCAGTTTTCTAGTACAACAATAACCAATTTGACCGGCACCATAAGTAATCTCATCCTGCCCTACAACTTTACCAGCAACTCCTTGATATTCAAGAATTACTGACAAACAACCTTTAGGATATAACCCTTCTTCATTAGTGCGTTCCCTAACTGAAAATTGATTCAAAATCATAGACACATTAACTCTTTGAGTATCAGCTGAAGACAGAACGAATCTAACAGTTTTCAATTTTTTCCAACCATTTCTAATAATGCGTTGTTTCATTAAATTAGTATAAGGCATAGAAACCAGATACCCAGTGGAGACTGAAGTAGGAGCCCCATAAGATACAGTTTCATTACCACTTGTAGCAGGCAAACCGCTAAGTCCATAAACATAATTAGTACTATATAGACGTTGATTAAATCCACCATCAGAATAAGCTTCTAAAACAGGTTGATCAGTTGTATCTTTAGCAACAAAAAAATGCATCTTCACTACAGCAGGCAAAGTAGTACGATTAACGAAATCATAATGGAGCATTCCATGAGAGATGCCAATTTTATCGGAGTTAGGAGCTTGATTAGAAGGGACAATAGCTCCAGAGGCAATACCTACGAGAGGATTTAAATCATAAAGTGGACGATAAAAAATATCAGTTCGGTTAGTGGTAGCATCAGGACTAGTCACTAAATATTGGGATCGAGTACCAACATATTCAGCTTCGACAAGTAATTCAGTACCACTACTCCAAGAGTGAGAATAATCAGCTACATCCCGATAGGCAATATTGCCTTTTAACATACCTCTCAAAGAAGGATTACCAGTATTAATATTTACATTTAAAGTTTTAAATCCTTGTGGGTTATCTTCAGCCATATTTTCTTCTTCAGTTTTTGTTTTGGTTTGGGTAAAGGAAAAAGGTCGACGAACAGCAAGCTTTACGCTGTTAACTTTTTTAGTAGATTTACCCCACTTATTAAAATATTTATATAAACGATTAGTGCTATAATAATTTAACGCACTATTTAAATAATCACTACGAGTTCTCATTTTTATTTAGTTAACTATTATCTTCTTCTATACGAACGCACTCCGACGCGGCGACGCACCGATAAAGTTTGACGGCCACGAACAGGCCTACGAGGACGTGTATAACGGCGAGCAGGGCGATAAGTAGTTCTTCGGACATAAGGCATTATTTATTATTGGTCAAAGTCGATAATTTGATCCACGTTCAATTTCTCAACTTCAACAAATCGACGTTGTAACGGTTCAACAGTTTGAGGATCATTCCAGATTTCGTCGATCCTATAATTAGATGTGACAATGACGTATTTAGGCCGAATATAGGCCATTGTTCCTTTAATAGAAGCTTGCATAGGCCATCTATCAGCAAGTCGTTTAATGAGTCCGCCCCATTTAACTTGATACTTGTCAATATCTTCAAGATAAATAGCTTCTTCTCCTTTATAAGAATCAAACCATTTGAGATCGTCCATACATTTCTTATAACAGTCAGGAAATCGAGTTTCGACAGCATAACTCTTCCCAGTTCCGGTAGTACCATAGATCCATATACAAATGGTGTCAACAGGTTCAGGTTTTGGTGCATAATCGGACTTAATTCTCTTAAGGGTACCGTAACATCTAACAAAGATGTCAGCATCGATCTCATCCAATTTTCCTTCTTTGGCAAAGTCTCTAGCTTGTTGCCAACGAAGTTTTTCAGCACGACCCTTATTATCATTAGATATAGGTTTAACACCGTGCTCAACCAGGCTTCCTGATTTAGAACAATACTGCTCATTTTGTAATAACGAGCCTAACATAGTTTCAACATGACAACCAGGAAGTTTCAAACGCGCCTGGGCAAGAGTTTGAGGTGAGTTAAAACTAACATAACCTTGCAAGTGTTTAGTTCCTGTTGTAGGCGCTACTTCTTCAGCATAAGCAATGTACTTAGCATTAAATTTAGATAAAAAATCCTTAGAGTTTTCATCATAGTTATTCCATGTAAAGCAAAAATTTCGATTTTTACTCATAGGAACAGGAACAGAAGGTCCAGGTAATAATATACTGGACCTTCTGTTCTTATACAAGTGTGGCGCTGATTGCTTACGTAATCAAAAATCGCAAGCGATTATTGATTACGTAAGCAATAAGCGGGGGCAAACTACAATCATGCGATTAAGTAATAGTTGTCACGACTCGGCCGTGGTTTGCCATGAGTTCCAGCTGGGGGAGGTGTATAGCAGGGGGTCCCTCCCCTCCCTCTGGGGGGGCCCCTCCCTCCTTCTCCCCCAGCTGGAACACATGAACGATGTAGGTTTCATGTGTTGTCCGACTAATTCGGATATGATTACGTAAGCATGAAACGCTTACGTAAGCATAGTCTT